GGAGCATAATATCCTCATGCATCCATTCCACATGGCAGGTGTGGCAGGTATGTTTGGTGGTGCTTTGTTCTCTGCTATGCATGGTTCCTTGGTCACATCCTCGCTCATCCGTGAGACTACTGGATTAGATTCACAGAACTATGGATACAAATTCGGACAAGAAGAAGAAACATACAACATTGTTGCAGCACATGGATACTTTGGTAGACTTATCTTCCAGTATGCTAGCTTTAACAACAGTCGTAGTCTTCACTTTTTCCTTGCTTCATGGCCTGTGATCTGTGTATGGTTAACCTCAATGGGTATCTGCACAATGGCATTCAACCTTAATGGTTTCAACTTCAACCAGTCAGTCGTAGACTCATCAGGTAAGGTTGTTCCTACTTGGGGTGATGTTCTTAACAGAGCAA